ACCTTGACATGGTGGGGGTCGTTGGTTCGAGTCCAATCGCGCCTACCAAACAAAATCCGCTCTGCTGGGCGGTCTAGAAGGGCTCACCGAAAGGTGGGCCCTTTTTTGTTGTCTGCGATTTGCAAAACTTTTGCAAAACTTTTGCAAAACCCCCACCTCACAATGCCAATTCGGCGCCCACCTCGACGTACTCAATTGTCTTGCTGCCGTGCCCCTCCTGGTAGTGCCTGGTCATTTTCTCGTCCGCATGCCCCAGCAGCGCCTGGATATACTCCTGCGGGAAATTCTGCTGCTCATACAGCCATGCGCCCAAAGCGCGGATCTCATGAAAAGTGGGGCGCTCGCCGGCCGGCACATGGTCGTAGGCGTGTGCCGCGTCCCGGGCCTTGCTGAACTCCTTGGTCAGGTAGTCAGGCGTTACTGAGGTCCAATGGTCCTTCGCGTCGATCTGCTCGCGCCGGCGCGCCTTCGGCTTGTAGTGGATCAGGTAAGGCGAAGCCAGAGGCGAACGCAGACACTCGCCAACCACCTCCCGGAGCGCGGCGCCCATCTTGATTTTCAGGTGGACGGGGTTGTCATAACCCTGGGTTTTGCCCGGCGATACCGTCAGAGTGTTTTTCTCCATGTCGGCAGCTGATTTCAGCCATGTCACGATATCTTCGCGCCGCTGTAGACTGGTCAGCGCCAGGCGAATTGCTCGCTTCAGCCAGGGTGGCGTGGTCGCTGCATCGATGATCGACTTCAACCCCTCCAGCGTGTGCCGCTGCCGCTTCTTCTCCGCCTCCTTCTTCACCAGAGTCAGCTCGGCGTTATTTCGCTCGGCCAGGCCCTTGGCCACGGCAAACGCGAATATCTGAACCCAGAGCCCCCGGTGCTTGGTGTAGGCGTTGTTGCTGAACTGGTCCAGATACTCGGCCATAGCCAGCACGTCCATCTGCCCAATAAGCCTATCTCCAAGGTCCTGCCGGTACCGCTCGATCTTGAATTTAATCTCTTCCAGGGTGCGAGCGGCGTAGCCCTTATCCACCAGCCATTCATCGTGGAAGCGCTGGAGCAGGTTGCTGACAGTCGGCAAGCGATCACCCGTCAGCAGGGTGAGCAGCGCGCCATCGTCGACAACGAGCGCCGCCAGTTTCAGATTCGCCGCCCTCGCCAGTTTTATTGCCTCCTCCAGGGGGCGGTTGATGCTCGTCATCAGGCCGGTGATTGGGTTGCGGTACCGCCAATATTTCCCGTTGGGGTAGAGGTTCGGCGGTAACTTCCTGTTTTTCAGCGTGCGCGGCCGTGCAGCCATCAGCCGATCTCCATCATTTGGGCCAGCAGCGGGTCAGTAGAGCCCATCACCGCGGCCTGGACGTCCACAAAATACATCCCGCCCTTCACCTCTCCTGCCACCTCGCCTTCCTCAATCCATTTCTTCAGCTGCTGCACGCTCGGCTTTCCCCCAACGTAGCGCAGCTTCCTGTATTCGCTCACCTCCATAAGCCGGGGGAGCTTTATCGTCATTTGTGCAATGACCTTTGCCATGGTGATGCTCCGTGCCGCGCCTGGCGGCAGAAGGTGGTGACTGGTTATGTGCTGGCCTTGGCCAGAGCTGCGTCGGCCACCGCCATTGCGGCCTGGGCGTCGTCGACGTAGGCAGGATCGAACCCGCCGGCCAAGTGGATGGTTCCTTGGCAGGCTCGAAGGTTCTCGCGGGTGAGCTTCAGCGCGGCGACCAGCTCTTCGTGCAGTCCGCGCTCCTCGCGGCCGATATCCCAGAAGCGCTGGCCCCAGTGTTCGGCCGGCGGCGGGTTGGAGTTCTGCGCGCCCATTGCCAGGGCACCGACGATCATGTCGCACAGGTCGCGTTTGTAGGCGTTGTCCCCGTCAATGCTCAGACCCTGGCGGCGCAGCGCGTCGAGCGCGTTATTTAGGTTCGCCTCGGGAGATGGCAGGACCAGGTCGAAGTCGGCCTTGCCAGGGCGGCACACCACCAGAAACATCTGGCAGTCGAGCGGCAGGTGCTGGGCGATATCGGAGATCGCATCGATCGCCACTTCGCGCATTAAAGATTTTTGATCAGGCATACGAATTCCTCGCCCGTCGTTCACCGGCAGGCTGTAGGTGGATTGGGGTTAGGGGGTGGGGCAGATTTTCGCTGCAACGACGGTAATTGCTCGACGTAGCGCGCCGCTGCGGCACTCAGCATTGAGCCACGCGATGGTTTCACCGACGCCGCGCCGCCCGACGGCCACGCACTGCATGTTGGAGAACCATTCGATATCGAGCTGCAGGACTACGGCCAAAGCCAATGCATCGCCGTCGTCATCGAGCGGGCGCCACAGTCGATAGTGTTTTCGGTCGCCGATGCGAAGACAGTTGCGGGCTGTTTCGTAGCAAAGAACCGGGCCAATGCCAGCAGCCCGCGCGGCTCGCTCCAGGAGCTGCTGATTATTCATGGCCTCGGCCCCCTGTAGATGAGCCAGGTCATGTAGAGCAGGGGGAGGATCATGGCTGTGGCTCCTTCATCGCTGCCGCTGCAATCGATTCGATCTGATCGCAGTAGCCGTAGATGCCCTGGACGTTGTCCTGCCCGTTCACGCAGTCACGGACGGTGGGGCGGATGTTGCCGTCGACCTGGGCGGTGATTTCCCGAAGCGCCTGGCGCAGCGCCTCGTTCTCGGTATTGAGCTGGTCGGCCAGGTGCCATGGCGTCCAATAGCCGTCCTCCATTGGCACTGCCAGCGGCTGCTGCGGGCCATTCCAGCGTACGCCGTAGCGGGGCAAGCCTTCACCCCTCGGCGGGCGCGGCGGCCATTCAGGGATCAAACCCTTGAGCCGCTCATTCTCGGTGAGTAGGGCCTGAACGGCTGCTGGGTCACGTATGAGCTTCTGCAGTTCCGCGGTTTTGCGAAGCTGCTTCTTGTCGAGGATCATGGTGTCACCTCGGCTGGCTGCTCGATCAGCTTCCACTTGGTGTTGTTGCTCTGGCTGTGGTCCGACTCAAGCAGGCCGTCCCGCTCCATCCGTTCCAGCTCCCGGCGAACCTGCTTGGTGGTGAACGGCTCGACGTGAAAGCGGAACCACCAGGTGCAGAACCAGCCGCCGCGCGATCCTCCTGGACCGCTCATGTATGCGGTGATTCGTTGGCGTAGGGTTTTTTCAGGCATAGCGATTCCTTGCCGCTACAGCGGCCCACGTTGAGGTTGATATTTAATGAGCTAATCTAAAGCTGCTATCACTTTGCGGATGATTCGAAATGGACAAGCACGTATTAGATGTTTATTTGATTGAACTTGAAACGCAATGTTTAATGGCCATAAATGCCACTGGTGTCTTGAATAAAATCGGGGCAATCAGTTCGGAAGATTTAGATGCGATGAGTGCAGAAAATAAGTCTGGAATCGATAGGGAGCACTTTCGTACCATTCACAGCTTCCTAACGCACCTCAGTAATATTTCAAGATTGATTTGGCCACCTGCATTAACTTCAGATCGGAAATGCTATTGTGATAAACCGCGCGCCAACGGCCTTACTTGTAGCATATGTGTATCTAGGGCTAGGTCCGCGCAGATACTCGCTGCTTTAGATATTCAGGATGACGCACACGTTATTAGAAATCGAACATTGCGTGATCATCTGGAGCATTTTGACGAGCGAATAGATCATTGGATGCAAACCAGCGAGAACAAAAATTACATTCAAGATTATATTGGTCCAAAGGGTGGGATCGCTGGTTTCGATGAGAGCGACATGATGAGGCAGTACGATCTTGTTTCGGGAGAATTTACTTTTCGTGGAGAAACTTATAGTTTGGTTAGTCTTTTTGCTGGCTTGAAAGACATATTATCTCGCACTAGGGCTGCCTTATTAAAGTCTCGTGGATTTTAGCTATTTTAGGTGCGATTAAATCATCGGCATGCACAATCGCCATGCCGAGGCGTTCGGCGATGTGCGCTTCAAGGCGGGCGCCTTTCGAGGTGTGCCAGCCGGGGAGCAGGGCTACGGTGTCGCACTCCATCAGGGCGGCAATGTCGCGGCGCATGCATTCGTGCCAGCTTCCGCCGTCAGGGTTCAGCTCGGCGGGGTTGATGACGACGTGGCCGGCTGCGCGCAGTTGAGCGGTCATCGCGTGGAAGGTCGGGAAGTTCAGTTCGGGCATGCCGGTCATTGGTCCACTGAGGTAGATGTGCTTCATGCGGCCTCCTGCTGCTGTTCCTGGCACAGCGCTTGTTGCACCGCTTCGACAACCCGGCGCAGGTAATTGAATTTGTGGTTTTCCTCGACGGCATTGCCGTCCAGCGGGTAATGCCATTCTTCGCCGAAAAGGTCGGTTAGCAGTTCGCTTTGATGCCAGCATTCGCTGGAGCTCTCGATGTTGCGCAGAACATCGATGTCACACCAAAGCGAGCGAGCATCCTCCTTGCTCAGTTCGCCCAGCTCCCAGTCGTGGCGGCCGGTCTGCTGTCGGCGCCGCTGGACGATGCACTTCTTGGCGAAGTTATGGAGAGCTGCACCGCTGAACACGGTGGGGCTGATGCCACGATCCAAGCAGTTCAGAATGTAGTGCCAATCGCATTGGGCGAAGAACTCAGCGACGGTGCGGGGCCCCATGCCGCCCCAATATGCGTTCCAGCTGCTATCCCAGCAGTTGATGGTGATCTTGCCTTGGGCGGTCTGGTAATTCGGGTTCGATTCGGTCGGGCAGTCGCGCCGGCCAAAGTCCTCAAGAAACACAGTAATGGGGTCAAGCCGGGGTGCGCCGGTGATGACCAGCTTCGTGACCGTCGACCGTTCAACCTTCAGCGGTACGGCCTGTTTGTTTTCTGCGGGCATGGCTATGTCCTTGCCGGGGCATGCCCGGGCGGTGGAGTGGGGGAGTTTGGAAAACCCACAAGAGGGAATCAGGAGCGAGAAGTCGCAACCTCACAATAGGAGGAGGCAGCGAAGTGCTGTCGCCGCACTGACCTACTTGAGGCTGTTAACTGTGAAACGACTGACTGTTTGGATAAACCTCATCGCCGCTCTGATTCATCTGGTCGATGTGATCAGCCATACGGGCTCGGCTGGATTTGTTTGAGGATGCGCTGGCCGATCCAGCGAACGACCGGAACCGCCTTGCTGTTGCCGATGGCCTTGTAGCGCGGGCCGTCCGGGCACTCCTCGGCAGGCTTGCCGCGCCAGGCGATAAGCGTGTAGTCGTCGAGCATGCCCTGGAGGCGTTCGCATTCCCGGGGCGTCAGACGTCTGACGCTGCTTGATGAAACCAAAGCCTCGCTACCTCCTCCGGCGTCACCGGAACTTGCCCGGAGGCATGGCAGCCCCTGTCTGTAGTCGCCGATCCCACGCAGGACCGAGACAATCGGCTGCCCACGCCCGGTTCCATCCTCGCTTCCGTCGAAACCGTCGGCTTTCAACGTGTGAGTGATGTCGCCCGTAACGCATACCGCCTGAACCTCTGCCCTCGCTTCAAGCGTGTATGCATGGTCTTTTTGAACACCTACACCATCAGGCCCTGCAAGCGGATTGGTTCGCAATGCACCAGCCTGAATAGCGAAAACGGCGTTCTCCTTTCCGTAGCTTACGCAGGGGTCTTGAATGCCGTGCACCACCAGGTGGCTGTGTCCGTGGTTAGCATCTTGGCCCGAGCAACCCTGAAGGCGTCCGTAACTTGCGTCGAGTGTCGCAGCAACACACGGCACGTCGTCGTAGCTGTAACCGCCGTTCTTTCGAGCGCCGCCGGCGAGTGTTGGTGCGACGAAGAACGTCTCGCTTTCGATGTCCAGCCGGCTGTCCTTCGCGGTTAGCGTGGCGGCCCGCTCGATCGATCCGTCCAGGCTGTGGCCGCCGAACGCCGGTATCCCGCCGAACATGCTCACCGCCGGCCCTTCGTCGCCCTCGCAGTTCGGGCAGCCGTATTGGCCTAGGGATTCAGGGAAGACGTAGCCGCATCCGCACTGGAGCGCAGGGCCGAAAGGAGCTGTTCCGGTAACGTCTTGCCCCTGGCCTCGGCCCGGCGCAGTATCCCGGCGCACGCCTTCTCGCTCAAAAAGTACCTCGGTGGGATCGAATCCGTCTCGAGCACTTGCGACAACGAACACACGACGGCGTCGTTGGGCCAGTCCGAAATATTGGGCGTCCAGGACCCGCCACGCGATTGTTCTTTTGGGTCCATACACACAACCAGCGTTCGGCCATTTCTTCCCTGAAGGCTGCAGTTCGCAGTCTTCCCCAGCAAGCGCGCCAAGAAAGCATCCGAAGGCGTTGCCTTTGTCACTGAGGACGCCGGGGACGTTCTCCCAGACGATGACGCTGGCGGGCTTTCGCTGGCCGGCGCGAACATAGTCAACTGCATCTGCAAGCTCCACGTATTTGATGGTGAGGGCGCCGCGCGGGTCGGTGAGGCCTTCGCGCATCCCGGCCACGCTGAAGGCCTGGCATGGGGTGCCGCCGACCAGCGCGTCGGGCGCCGGGATCTTGCCGGCCAGGACCAGGGCCCCGAGCTTTGTCATGTCGCCCAAGTTCGGCGTGGTGGGGTAGTGGTGGGCTAGGACTGCCGAAGGGAATGCCTCAATCTCGGCGAACCAGGCAGCCCGCATGCCGAGCGGCTTCCATGCAAGCGTTGCCGCCTCGATGCCGGAGCAGACCGAGCCGTAGGTAATTTCCATAGGGGAGCCTCAGTCGCCACAGAAGCAGGCGATGGCCTCGTCCTGATCGGCGAACATGTCGAATTGGGTGTCTGAGTAGTCGAGCATTTGTTGGTAGCTGGGCCGGTCGCTGCGGAAGCGGGCGCCGTCACCGGTGAATTTGCCGCCGGACACCACGGAGCTTTCCATGCGCGCCCACCAATGGCCCTTGCGAACAGGCTCGTTGCGGTCGGTCGCAATGATCGAATAAACCTGATGAGCGCCCTTCAGGAAGCAGAGGTCACAGTTGCCTTCCAGTGTCCTGCCGTTGATTGTTGGCAGCATCAGGTCGAACGGCTGGTCGGCCCAGAATTCCGTCACGTCCTGCACACCGACACCGGCATCGGACAGCGGCATCACCATCGTGGCCCACTTGCTTTCGCTGGTGCTCTTCCGGTGACGGATCTTCACGACTCGGCGGGGCTCGTCGGCGCGGATGCCAGTCATCATGTCCACCGGCGTTTCTTCGGTAGAAAGGCCCTGGCTGCGCAGGTACTTGTGGATGATGCGGATCTTCAGGTCGATGGTGCAGAACCTGGTCACAGGGTTGGGCAGATACTTGCGCTTGCGGATCAGAGCCTCGAATGGTTCGCCCTGACGGCTGGCTGACGCGAAGTCCACCACCTCAAAACCCGCCTCGTTGTCGCGAAACTCCAACCAAACAATCGGCACCGCCCAGCGCTCGGCGCATTCTCGGACGAACTCCAGGGTGGCCGGGTGTTCCTTGCCGGTATTGGCGAAGGTGACGACCAGATCGCTCAAGTCATCGTTGTTGTCCAGCACCTGGCGCAGCATGTAGGCGCTGGTCCGCCCGCCGGAGAAGCTCACGACGGTTGTCCCTGAGATTTTATAAGGCGACATGGGGGCCTCGCCGGTTGGCGTGATTCGAGTTTGTGGGCTATTGGTTGATGGCCCGGCATGAGGCCGGATCAAGGAGAAGTTAGATGTCGTTACTTGTTGATAGGCCGCGCCCAGTTGAATATCTGACCAAAAAAGGAATTACAGTCTTGATCGATTTCAAGTGGCGCGGTGCTAGCGACATACCGGTTGGGGCGATGTTGACGATTCCTGGTCAGGAGGCTGCTAAGACCCCTGTAGACGCGGTAGATGGTTCGCATTGGACAAGCGAAGATCAGGCTCTTCGCGAATCGCAGGAAGCAGCAGATCGATGGATTGATTACTCGCTGCGTTAGGCTTTGTCAGGCCGCTGGGGCCGAGTCGTGGAATACGTCCATCTGTGCGGCACCGTCGAGCCAGGCCGACGCGATCCGGCGTTCAGCCATGGCGGCATACTCCGGATTGAGTTCACAGAGAATCGATTTGCGACCCTCCTGCATGGCGACCACCGCCGTGGTACCGGCGCCGCCGAATGGATCAAGAACGATTCCGCCGCGCGGAGCCCCGGCCAGAATGCAGGGCCGGATCAGGTCCGGCGGGAAGGTGGCGAAGTGGGCCTCCTTGAACGCATGTGTCGCTACAGTCCACACGCTGCGCTTGTTCCGCGTCTCGATGTCCCATGAGCTTTCCTCGCGGTCCGGCCGATGCGTACCTTTGGCCTGGCCCGGAATCGTCTGCTCTCGCTTCGAGTCATCGCGCTTGAAGCTGTCACGCCTGGAGCGCTCGGCGCCGTCCTTGTGAAAAGCGCCGTGGCCACCGTCGCCGGTTGAGGTGTCCCAGCCGGTCGGTACCGTGACTCTTGGCCGGTTGCGGGCGTTTGCATCGGTGCCATGACCCCAGCCGACACCGTTGTTCGGCGGCACCGTGTTTCCCGTCGAGGTACGCTTTCCGCCCTCTGCATTGTCGAAGGTAGCGCCGTTGACATAGGCGCCCCCCCTGAACCCATTCGCACTGCCTTTTCCGGTCAGACTGGCGGGCTCTCGAATCGCGTCGCTGTCGTAGTAGTACCGCCGCGACTTGCTGAGCAAGAACAGATACTCATGGGCCTTGGTGCACCGGTCCCGGGTCGACTCAGGCATCGGGTTTGGCTTGTGCCAGATGATGTCCTGCCGCAGATACCAGCCGTCATCCTGGAGAGCAAAGGCCAATCGCCACGGCATGCCCATCAGGTCCTTTGGCTTGTACCCGGCGTGAGTGGCGGCTTTCGACTTCCGCTGCGAGGCCATCACCTGGCGCTGGCTGATCGTTGAGACGCCGACGCCCATGTCATCGCGCCCATGCGCTCCCCAGCTTCCGGCGTAGCTATCACCCATGTTCACCCAGGCGGTACCGTCGTCGCGGAGTACCCGGCGAACTTCGCGGAACACCTCGACCAAGCGGGCGATGAACTCGGCCGGTGTTTCTTCCAGGCCAATCTGTCCATCGACACCGTAATCCCGCAACCCATAGTAGGGCGGGCTGGTTACACAGCACTGCATTGACTGGTCGGGCAAGGTCTGCATCATGTCGATGCAGTCGCCGACCAGTATCTGGTGGGATGGAGTCATAGTTGATTTCCAGTCAGGCGCCGCCCTCCGTGACCGGTGGTGGCAATTTGGTTTGGTTTGGGGTATTACGGATAACAGATATCTGGCCGGGTTAAGGAGTATCAAGTGGAGAATAGAAGGGTATTTTGTGGCGCTCTAATTACGACGGGTTATCTTTTGATCATGATATCCGTCGTGGCATTTAAATTTGATGACTTTCTCTCGCTTCCGCTTAATTCCCTCGGAGATTTTCTTGCCGGGGTATTCAGTCCGATCGCCTTTCTTTGGTTAGTTCTAGGTTTCCTCCAACAAGGGGATGAACTTAAGCAGGGTACTGATGCACTTCGTTTGCAGGCCAGCGAACTAAATGCATCTGTCTCCCAACAGGCTGCAATGGTCGAAGTTGCTCGGCAGCAACTTAATGCGGCGGTTCTTACAGCAGAACATGAGCGCCTGCGTTATGAAGTGTCTCTAGAGCCTGACATTAGTATTTCTAGTGGCGGAGTTAGTTCTCGGGATTTAAAGGATGGTTTTATTCTTGTCTTCTCAAATAAGGCCACGCCATGCACAAGGCTGGTCATTACTCTAAATCATCGTACTCAGGGTGAAATGGAACTTGGCAGATTTGACTATCTTGGAAGCGAGGCGCTAGAGGTTTTTATTCCGCTACGCGCCTTCCAAGATAGTTCATTTGAACCATTAATATGTTCGTACACTACGGCCGCGAATGTCGTTAGTTGGCAATTTTTTTCACTCGCTTTATATGGAGAAGAGGGGTCCCGTTTTCTATCTATCTCCAAGAAGGTTTAGTATTTCTGGCCTGCTCATAGCTTCATGAGGGGTCGGCGAATGTGAAGCCATTTTCTCGGGCGATGAGCTGGACGCGTTTGATGTGCATCTTCAATGCGACAGCCGCGGCGCTGGCGGTCTGGCCGGCCTCGGCCTGGGCTCGTACCGCTGGCGCCAACTTGTCACGGTCGGCCCGGAGCTTTGCGTGGTGGGCAGTGGTGCCGAAGAATGGCGCCTCTGCGCTCACGCCACTGTCGATCTGCTGGATGGTCTTCCCGCTACCGAAGAACTGCTCCAGCTTCTGGTTCAGGTCCTGGATGATTGCGTCACGCGGGTTGGGCATTGGCTCGCCGATCATTGCCGGTCTCCCGAGAGAGTGACCTTGATGCCGTCGGCGCGTGCTTCGAGCTTCTGCGCGTAGTTGATCGCTTCCTTGTAGCTGAAGCGAAAGCCCCGCACCTTGTTGGTTGCCAGCTCGACGATGTGATAGGCGCTTTCGCCCTTGACGACGACCTGGTAGCGAATCTTCTGCACGGGTGGCTCCTTGCCGATCAAGGCGTAGAACGCGGCGGTGGCGTAGAGCGAGCGTGCAGGGCCGCGACCCCGTCGACTCGCTGTTGAATGGATGGATGCATGGCGATTCCTCGGTGGGGTTGCGTTTATTCGTCAGCACTCTGCTCACCTGCCGGTTGCCTTGGGGCGCAGGGGAGAGTGCTGGCGCAATAAAGCCTGTGGGAGCGAAGCGGTGTGTTTCAGGTGGTTTTTCTGATGCCAGGACCCGGAATAGAGCGGTCCGACCTGTGGGAGCGTGAATAAAAAAGCCCGATCGAGACCGGGCTTTCGTTGGCTTCACACAGACCTCCCTATGTGAGTGCCGAGTGCCTTCGTTGGAAGGGCTTTGGGCTTGTCTATTTCATGGCTGCCAATCCTCCTTTCCGTGGGTAGTGATTGCAGGTGGCCGGCACTGCCCGGCATGTATCAGGCCTAGCCGTTCGTACCTGAACGGCCCCGCGATTCGCCTGCAAAGAGTGGTTTTCTCACGCGTGGTATTCGTAAGCCTCGGCCCGCTTGACCGTGCGGACCTGTGCAACTCTCCGCTCCGGCACGCGCCGGTCACGTCTCATTGCATCCCCGTCGAACATCGAGTGCATCGCAATCAACGTGGCGAGCACCAAACACATCGGCGAGATGATCTGCCGGCGCATGGCCTCGGCGATCATGGCCGTCTGGCGGTTCACGCCGAGCTTGAACATTGCGTTGGAGAGCCGTTTTACAACTGTCCCCGGCTCGACACCGAAGACCCTGGCGATCTCCTTTGCAGTCATGCCCTGGGCAGCCGACAGCAGGAACTGAAGTTCTCGCGGCGCAAGACCTCGACCGAGGTGACCCTTCCATGCGCCGCTGACGATTGTTGCTTCCATCAAACTGACTCCCGGTTGTTTTCCCAATGCACCCGTCACCAGGTGCATCAGTGAAAAATTCCGCTGTCCCTTCGGCGCTACTGGCGCGGTACGGGCTCATTCGAATTGTTCTTCCAGCCGCGGGCCTTTCGGCTTGTTCTCCCGCTGGATAACTGTTCTTGGCGCTTTACGCTGCACGCCCGGGTCAGTTGCCAACCCTCTGAACCGTTGAGGCCGGTTCATCGCTGCCTTCCATCTGGCCGGTTGTTATCCGGCAATGACTGAAGATTACCTATGGGTAACATTATAGGTCAATACCTGTAGGTAATTATTTTTTGTGTAGGCGAAAAAAAGCCCGCTGGCTAAGCGGGCTTTTGGGAGGGGCGGGGGCGTGTCTCTATAGGAGAACCGAGTACCAGAAGACCTTGCCGATCACGATGATGTCTTTCTGCAGCATGTCTTCGGCGCTGTATTCCTCATCTGGATGCTCGTCGCGGTTGTAGCTGCGCATCCTGATACCGCCACCTGGTGCTCGATATAGGGTTTTAACCCGGAGCTGGCCTCCGTGGTTTAGGGCATACATTTTTCCATCAGTTATTGCGGTCGAACCTTGATCTACGCCAACGGTGCTCCCATGGGGCAGGACTGGTTCCATGCTGTTCCCGCTCACCGTTACACAAACAGCTTCGCTCGGTTGCACGTTTTGGCGTCGAAGCGTCTGTTTACCAAAGCGCAACTTCTGCTTATGTGATGGCTCTACGACCGTCTTTCCGCTTCCAGCCGACAGTTCTACTTCCTTGAGGAATGGCACGTATACCTCATCATCATCCAGCGGTGTGTCATCGTCCCAAACCGAAAATTGGCCTAGGTATTCGGCGTTACTCTCGACGTTAACCGGCTCCGGCTGCATGCCTTTACGGTCGAGCTGATAACGCTCCAGGCCGAGCTTCATCTCGATGTCCCGAGCGAAGTCCTCCCCGATGTTTTTACTACCAGCAGATGATGGTGCAGTCGAGAGACAGCGCGATATGTAATTGGCGCTCTTTCCTAAAGCATCGGCCAGCCTGGCCTGCTTTCCATCAAAGCGCTGTTTCATGAGTGCCCGCAAATTTTCGCGGCGAATATCTGAAATTTCCATCCGCGAATCATCCGTCACCGTTACCAATAGGTAAATTCCCTGTGGGTATTGCTTTGAGATTACCTGTGGGTAATAATCCGAGGTATCTAAAGGGAGGCCCGACATGCGGACCAAAAATCCTCAACTTCTTGAGTGGCTCAAAACTGCCAGTGATGAAGCCATCCTCAGCACTGGCACCAGCCGAGCATATCTACGGCTGATCGCGTACGGCCACAAGACTGCTTCCGCCGAAATCGCCGCTCGGACTGAGTCGGCGACTGGCGGGTGTGTGACGCGTAAAGAGCTTCGCCCAGATGACTGGAAACAAATATGGCCAGAGCTTTCCGTGGCCTGAAAGGCTGGCGATTCCGTTAGGCCAATTATCCGCAGTTCGGCAACGGATGGGGAGAGCAACGGATTGGCTGTGTATTCATACAGTAGTCGATTCATCAACGCCTGAATCGCAGGCATAAAAAAACCGCCTGGCAGGGCGGTTCGATACAGCTTTAGAACGAGGTGAATAATGACCAATAACGCTCCCGCAGTCAATAGTTCTGGGGATGTCGCGACCATTTGCGACGGTCCTGCAAAGGTGGCTCGACACTTAACATTGAATCAATCCGCTGCGATGAATGCCGCACTCATGATTGTCGGCCAGTACTCGCTCGCGTCCAAATCTAGATTCCGCCGGGAATGCCTCGATCACTTGAAGGCCTCCCTGGCTCCTGCCCAGGATGTTTCCGCATGAGCACTATCATTATGAGCCTGTGCTGGCCTTTGCAAGGCATGAGTGGCCCGCAGAAAGCTGTCCTGATATCCCTGGCAGACAATGCAAACGACGAGGGTGTTTGCTGGCCTTCGGTGGCTCGTATCGCTGAGCGCACATGTCTCGCAGAAAGGACTGTTCAGGGCGCTATAAAGTGGCTGGGACAAGCCAGAATTTTGTCTGTCCGTGAACGCATGGGGCGTTCAACGATGTACACCATAACCCCGGCATCCTACGCACCCCCGCAAGACATGCACCCCGCATCAGATGCGCTACCACCCCCGCAGCTAACGACACAAACCCCCGCAGCAGATGCACCCAGAACCGTAATAGAACCATCAAGTGAACCATCAACCCTCGGTGGTGATGAGTTGCCGCAGAAAATCTCGAAGCCCAGATGCCCATCACAGGAAATCGTCGACCTGTTCAACAAAACGCTTCCTGGGCTCCCTCAGGTGGCAATGCTGACCAAGGACCGGGTAACGAAGATATCCGCCCGTTGGAACGACAGCGCGGTTCACCAGGACTTGGGGTTCTGGGCTGAGTTCTTCGAGCTGGTTGGTTCGAGTTCATTCCTGATGGGGGAAAGTGAAGGCAGGGACGGCGCCAAGCCTTTCCGTGCCACCTTCGATTGGCTGATCAAACCGAGCAACTTTGTCAAGGTCGTGGAGGGTAATTACCATGCGTGACCCTTACAGTACTGAGGCGGAACACGCTCTGCTCGGCGCCATGATGCAGCGCCCTGACCTGATCGAAACCTTGAGCGACGACCTGTCCGCCGAGGCGTTCTATTTCGCTGAGAACGCCGACGTGTTCCGGGCGATTACGGCGCTCCGTTCGGAAGGGCGGCCAGTGGACTTCCTCACGGTCGGGAATCACATCGGCGATCTAGCTTCAACGGGTACCCCAGCCTTCGCATATTGCGCCGAGATCGTAAAGAACACCCCGAGTGTGGCCAACGCCGCTGCTTATGCCGTCATCATTCGAGAGCGAGCGATAGACCGGGCCTTGTATGACCTAGGCAGTCGTGCCATGGAGATTGCGCACGACGATCAGGATGTCCAGGCGAAGATTTCCTCCATCCAAGCTGCTGCCATGGCCATTGATTGCGGTTCCGGCGATGACGACATCGTCAAAATTGGCGATGTGCTGACCGATCAGTTGGAGGTTTGGCAGGAGCGGCACGATCGGCACGCCAGAGGCGAGACGCTGATCGGGCTTTCGACCGGACTGTCAGAACTCGACGATAAGATTGGCGGCCTCCAGCCCGACCACCTGTACGTCGTTGCAGGTCGCCCTGGCATGGGCAAGACAACCCTTGGTATGGGCTTCATCCTTGATGCGGCCGTTCGGCAAAGCAAATCCTCGCTCGTTGTCAGCTTGGAAATGAACAAGGGGCAGTTGCTGGACAGGGCCACGGCCTCCGAAGGCCGAATTCCACTGACTATGGTGAAAAATGGAACGGCGTGCCAGAGCCACGGCCCAGAACTCGCCGCTGCGGCGGGGGCCCTGCGGCGTGCTCCACTGTACATCGCGGACCGGGCTGGCTCGTCGATTGGTCGCATTCGCTCATTGGCTCGCCGCCACAAAATGCGGTACGGCCTAGATCTGCTGATGATCGACTACCTGCAACTGCTCGACGGTGAGGGCGGAAATCGTACTGAAGAGGTCAGCAGTATCAGTCGGGGGTGCAAGCTGCTCGCCAAAGAACTGGGCATCCCAGTCGTCCTCCTCAGCCAGCTCTCTCGAAAATGCGAAGAGCGTCCAAACAAGCGCCCAATTCCCTCGGATCTGAGGGAGTCCGGCGCCATCGAGCAGGATGCAGACGTGATCCTGTTTGTGTACCGCGACGAAGTCTACAACGAAAGCTCCGAGGCCAAGGGCATTGCCGAAATAATCATCGGCAAGGGCCGCGATATCGAAATGGGCACGGTTCGAGCTGCCTTTCTTGGTCAATACAACCGCTTTGAAAATCTTGCTGCTGGGTGGAAGCCTGAGCCAGTCGATCAGCCGATCGGGAAGGTCACCAGCATGCGTGATCGCTACAAAGCAAAGGACAAGTTCTGATGACGACCAGGCGCCTTGCTGTTCCTGAACCCGCCAGTTACCGCTATGCGGTCTATTGCTGTTCTTTCAAAGTCGACCTGAGCAGCACCCCTGACCATGCCCTGGCGCTTTTTGCCCATGAGGCGATGGCTAAGCGTTACGGCGCCTGGATGTGGCCTTCAACTTTCGAGGTCGTTGACCTCCTTGCGCCCAAGGAGGGCAACTCTTGAACACCCAAATTAAAACCCTGACGGTGAAGCTGTCGGATGCTGAAATAGCCCGTAACGCCAAGCTTGAGCATGTGCGTGACCTTCGTGACGCCAGCCACCCGGCGCTGCACTTCCGTTTCGCCAAGAACCGCGCTCGCGGCTCGTGGTACCTGCTCAATAAACGTAAATGGCACCGCATCGGTGGCTTCCCCGACCTGAACACCAAACAAGTTATCGCAGCGTTGCCGGCAGTTCGCCTGCGGGTTTCTGCCGACGCCGCAGCCAGTGTTTCCGGATGGGTGACCGTCGGGGAGCTGCTCGATTGGTTCGGTGATCGCATGGCCAAGTCGCGAGCGCTATCCGACAAACGCCGGGCCGCGGGCAAGTCCGCCATCAACTGCCAGCTCAAACCACGCTTGGACGATCTGCTGCTCCGCGACGTGAGCGCCCAGACGCTCGACAAGCTGCTGATGTGGCCGGCCCAGGCCGAACTGTCACTGTCCTACGTGCAGCAGCTTTACCGACTGCTCGCGGTGGCCTTCCGTCAGGCTCGCAAATTGGACCTGATCCCGGTCAATCCGATGGCCGAACTCAAGTTCGTCAATTTCACCACGGCGCGGATCCTGCCCAAGCCTGCGCGGTTGCGTGACGTGCAACTGCAGGACCTGGTGAGCCTGCTCGCCGCGCGCTTCGATAGCGCGCCGGGTGACGCCATGCTGGCCTTGATGATGCTGTGCCACGGCACTCGGATCGGCGAGACCCGCCAGTCCCGCTGGGCCGATATCGCGCTGCCAGAGCGTGAGTGGTTCATCCCTGCCGAACACACCAAGACGAAAACCGAATTGCGGGTACCGCTGACCGAGCAGGTGTGTTCACTCCTACAGGAATACCGCACCCGCCAAAGCGCCCAAGGCTACGAGGGTCCGCTGCTGTTCCCGTCACGTCGTGGAAAGGCGCTAAGCGATCACCAGGCAAGCGCCGCATTCACACGGCTAGGGCAGGGCGCATGGACCAGCCACGACCTGCGCAAAGTGGCCAGAACTGCATGGACTGACCTTGGCGTTGATGGGCACATCGGCGAGATGCTGCTCAACCACTCGCTGGGCAAGATCGCCTCCACCTACATCAACACCCAGGCCAAGGAGCAGCGTCGGCTGGCTTTGGTGAAGTGGCACAACTGGTTAGATGAGCGCGGTTTCAAGGCGATTCACGCGCAGACAGGCGTTAGATATGAAGATTCGCAAAACCTCGTAGACGCCTTGAACGGCGGGGTCTGCGAGCCAGAACCGCAATTTGTTAAGGGCGAGGTTTCAAAATGATCAAAAAGACCCATGGCCCCGCCTTGCAGCGTTGGCCAATCCCTCTCACCAACTGCCCGTCATGTGCTGGGCAGGGCTATATCCAGGGCGTGTTTCATACGCTTGCTTGCATCGGTTGCCACTCATCGGGGCAGGTTCACGCCATTACCCTGGAGGCGCTGCCTATTGAAGAACTCGTGGTGCAGTTGGGCATGGCGCTACGCCGGGAGCGCCGACAGCTCGCGGGCAACAACCCGGCTCGTTGCATCGTTGACGAATACCAGCAGAACAACAGCCGCGGCCCAGGCGGCTCATCGTTCAAGGGGGATTGAGCCATGGCTATGTATAAAGACGTGATGGGCACCCTGGTACGGGTGCTGGCAGCGGACAACATCGACAACAGCACAAAGCAGTCCTGGCAGAAGCTGATCGACGCAGACCTTCGTCAGGGTGGCACCGACAGTACGTTGTCGGTGAGGGACAAGTTCGATTATGACTGCTGCCTGTACGCACTCCTGCATCGCCAGCTGGACCCGGCGCAGTGGGACGTGCTGGTGGCCAAGTACTCGACGCATAAGGCCAACAAGGTCAGTGCCATTGGCAGGCTGGTGGCCCGCATGGTTTCGCCTGCACCTCAGTTGTTCATCTACAAGGCGCTGACGGCCTGGGCCATACCGAAGCTAAGGGGCGTGCAGGTTGGGAAGCGATCCACTGACATGATCGTGCTGCCTGCTGAGTTCTACGACATGAACACCTGGGATCTGGCGGGCTCCCCAGAGCGCACGCGCCGCAACTGGCGAGGCGGAATCCACAAGCGTTTGGAGTCGCTCGAAGAGCAGGCTGTGATCCATGCGACCGAGATATTCGACCGCGAACAAATCTTTGTAGATGCCGCTTGACCTGTTTGCCGGCTGGCCGTAAATTAATCCCATCATGTCGATCTTGCGTGTCGTGATACATAAGCGAACGCAACGACATACATAAAGCCCCGCCAACGAGCGGGGCTTTTTCGTTTTCGGCTCCTGCACACCCATCGTTCCGAACTGGGAGTGAGCCAGGAGCCGGATCTATTCGCTCCCCGAAAGGGAGGAAGCCGAGATGCCGAACATGCCAGACAAACCAGACACCTGGGTTCTTGTACTCGCGTGGCTGAGTCAGCACGCCCCGGCTTTTTACGCCGCAGGCTTTGCGATATCGATCTCCGCACTGCGGATCATCTACGGCGGCGGCACACGCAAGGCTGCGTTCTTCGAAAGCCTGCTGTGTGGCTGCATCACGCTATCGATGTTGTCCGGCCTGGAGCTGATCGGCATCCCGCAATCAGCAGCCAGCTTGATTGGTGGCATGGTCGGGTTGCTGGGTGTTGATAAGGTCCGCGCATTTGCCGACCGTGTCACTGGTTTCAAGTTGCCGGGCCGGAACGCTGACTGATGGCTAGCACCTCGCCGTGGCACCACCTCTACAAGACCAAACGCTGGTATCGGTTGCGCTGGCATCAGCTACAGGCTGAACCAACATGCCGCCTGTGCCGTGCCCTTGGTACGGTTGAAGCGGCCAACACCGTTGACCATGTCAAACCACACAAGGGCGACGAGGATCTGTTCTTCGACGCGGCGAACCTGCAAAGCCTATGCAAGCCCTGTCACGACGGAGCCAAGCAGCGGCAGGAACGGACCGGCATCCTGCCAGGGCACGACGTGTCAGGCATCCCGGTTGACCCTAACCACCATTGGAACCGCGATTGAGCGAACCCGTCGTCGGAGCCTTTGAAGCACGTCAGTGGCCCGATTGAAGCACGCCAGTGCCCCCAGGGGGCGGTCAAATGATAGCGATTCTCGCCTGATAGGACCGCCCTCGACCTGTTCCTTCATCGCTAACCCGGAAAAAGCCGCCAAAACACAGGGCGGCAGCATTGAGAGAATCTATGACAGCCAAGCGCACCCGCTCCGATAGCGCGACATCGGCGGTTGCTGCTATGCAGGCCGCTGCCGCTGGTCCGATCAAGGCGCCAAGTTTCGTCAACATCCGCAAAGCCGACAAGCCATTTTGGAATTCCATTGTGCGCGCGCGCACGCGTGATAGTTGGACAGACTCCGACCTGGTACTGGCCGGCAACCTCGCTCGATGCCTTTCCGACATCGAACGGCTTCAGAAAGAGATCGATATCGAGGGCGACATCGTCCTGAATGCTCGCGACACCCAGGTGATCAACCCGAAGCACAGTCTGTTGGAGACCCTGAGTCGGCGTGCCGTGGCATTGAGCCGGACTTTGCAAGTGCATGCCCAGGCCACCCAAGGCGAATCCCGCGACCAGGGGAAGAAGGCGACCAAGCAGCGTGCCGCCGAAAAGGTCCTGGCAAACCAGGATGACGATGATCTGATCCCCCGAGCGATGCACTGATGGCCGCCCGCCGCAGAACGCGCGGTGAAAAAGTCATCGCGTTTATCGAGAAATATTGCCGCGTACCGGAGGGGCAGCACGTCGGCAAGCCTCTGGTGCTGGACCAGTTCCAAAAAGATTTCATCCTGGCGGTCTACGACAACCCCCACGGGACCAGCACCGCCTACCTCAGCATCGCCCGAAAGAACGGCAAGACCGGTTTGATCGCTGGGATATTGCTGGCCCACATCGTTGGCCCGGAGGCGGTCCAAAACTCACAGATCGTTTCTGGCGCGATGAGTCGGGAGCAGGCCGGGCTTGTGTTCAAGCTGGCAGTGAAAATGATCCAGCTCAACCCTGAGTTGCAGTCATTGATCCACATTGTGCCGAGCGGCAAGACGCTGATCGGCACGCCGCTGAACGTTGAGTACCGCGCACTTTCTGCTGAAGGTAAAACTGCACACGGCCTGTCGCCGATCCTGGCCATCCTCGACGAGATTGGCCAGGTTCGCGGGCCCCAAAGCGATTTCATTGACGCGATCACCACAGCGCAGGGCGCACACGCGGCGCCGCTGCTGATCGCGATCAGTACCCAGGCAGCGCAGGACAGCGACCTGTTCAGCATCTGGCTCGACGATGCGGAGAAGTCTCAAGACCCGCACATCGTCAGCCACGTTTACCAGGCTCCGAAGGACTGCAAGGTCACCGACCCAGAAGGTTGGAAGGCGGCCAACCCGGCTCTCGGCTCATTCCGGTCGCTGGCCGACCTGGAGAAACAAGCCGAGCGCGCCAACCGGATGCCAGCTTCGGAGAACACGTTCCGCAACCTTTGCCTGAATCAGCGTGTATCCACTGTCTCGGTCTTCGTCTCCAAAGGGGTTTGGGTTGGCTGCGGTGATGATCCAGACAGCCCAGACGGCATGGACCTGTACGGCGGCCTTGACCTTTCGTTCAGGACTGACCTCACGGCCTTCGTCGTCATCGGTAAGCGCGATGGAAACTGGAATGTGTGGCCGTTTTTCTGGACGCCAGAACAGGGTCTAGCTGAACGCGCCAAGCGCGACCGAGAGGCATATGAGGTCTGGGCCCGGGAAGGTCTGTTGCTGACCACACCTGGAGCCACTGTGGACTATGCGTACGTTGCCGCTGACATTGCCCGGATTCTTGCCGAGCTTGGCGGGGACATCCAGGCCATTGCCTTCGACCGGTACCGGATTGACCTCTTTAAGCGTGATGCCGAGGCCCAGGGTGTGACTTTGCCTCTGGTCGAGTATGGCCAGGGCTACAAGGACATGACTCCGGCTATCGACGCCCTGGAGTCCGAACTGCTCAACGGGAGGCTCAGCCACGGCATGCATCCAGTGCTGACGATGTGCGCCTCCAACGCCGTGATCCAGAAAGACCCGGCGGGCAACCGCAAGTTTGCAAAGGACAAAGCGACCGGCCGCATCGACGGAATGTCGGCTCTCGCAATGGCGTTCGGCGCGACCCTTGGCGCTCCAGAAGAGATCAAGGGTGACATCGACGACTATCTCAAAAACGGATATTCCGGACTTCTATAGGCTCAATATGGCGTCTCGCTGGTACAACCCAATGAGCTGGAGTTTCTTTGGCTTCAACAATCCCCAGACGGGTGAGTACATTGAAGTCCAAACAGACATCGGCGGCCAGACGCGCTCCGGCGCGGTCATCACCCCCAAGAAGGCTCTGGCGATTCCCATCGTCTGGTCCTGCATCAAGATCCTGAGCGAAACGGTGTCAGGGTTGCCGCTGAAGCTGTACGAGGACCAACCCTCTGGGCGGGTTCTGGTGAAGGACAACAAACGGGCGTTGCGGATTCTGGCAAAGCCCAACCCATACATGACGATGTTGAACTTCATCAAGGCCGCAGTGGTGAACATGGCCCTGCGCGGTAACGGCTTTGCCCTGATCGAACGTGCAGAAAATGGCGACTTCATTGGGTTGATACCGGTCGGTGCCGATGCGGTAGAAATAGATGCGGAAGATGACCTGCTGTACTGGGTGACCCTTCAGGGCAAACGCTTCCCTGTTTCGCCAGAGAACATGCTGCACTTCAAGCTTTTCAGCGCCGACGGAATCTGCGGGCTTTCACCTGTGGAGTTTCACAAGGAGGCCATGGGCCTGGCTAAGGCCGCGCAGGACTGGTCGGCTCGCTTCATGCGCAAGGGCGGCTTCACTGGCGGGTACGTCATTTACGAAAACTTCCTCACGAAAGAGCAGCGCGACCAGGTGCTGGACAAGTTCCCGAAGATCCGCGACGGCGACGTTGAGGACATCGGGAAGATGGGACTGCTCGAAGGCGGGCCAACGATCGTACCCGCAGGTATGACGCAGAAGGACAGCCAGTTCATCGAGTCCCAACAGTTCCAGGAAGAAGCGCTCGCCGGCATCTGGGGCGTGCCGCTGTACCTGGCCAACCGCGCCGGCAAGACCTCAATCATGGGTTCGAACCTGGAGCAGCAAACCAGCGGCTTCATCACGTTCGGCTTGAGTCCTTACATCAAGGCAATCGAGGACGAGATCAACGACAAGCTGTTCGCAGGAACGGCGTTGTTCGTCGAGTTCGTTGTCGAGGGGTTACTTCGCGCCGATAGCGCTGGGCGCGCCACCTACTACAAGGGCGCCCTGGGCGGCTCCGGCGGTTCGGGCTGGATGACCATCAACGAGGTCCGCCGCAAAGAAAACCTTCCTCCGCTGGCTGGCGAAGAATACGACCGGGTCACCCGGTGGGAGATGCAGACCAATGTTCAGCAAGATTGAAGTGCCCTTTGAAGTAAAGGCTAGTGATGACGCCGGTAACTTCGAGGGCTACGCCGCGGTATTCAACAATGTTGACCTGGGCGATGACGTGATCCTCCCTGGCGCATTCATCAAGGTAAAGACCACACGCGCTGGGCGCTTGAAGTTGGCGCTATTCCATGACCTCACCCGATTGGTCGGCTCCGCAGACTTCACCCAAGACAGCCACGGCCTCTACATCAAAGGCAAGGTCAACCTGGCGGTGAGCTATGCCCGAGACGCCTACGAGCTGATGAAAGAGGGCACGCTCGACAGCATGTCCATCGGCTTCAACACGATCCTTGCGGCCTACGAAGAGCGCGAGGGCCGAACCATCCGGATCATCAAACAGGCAGAGCTCTGGGAGGCATCACTGGTGCCGTTCGGGATGAACCCAGAGGCGCAAGTCACCGACGTGAAGTCGGACATCAGAATTTTTGAGAAGGCCCTGCGCGATCGCATGGGGCTATCCCAGAAGGAGGCGGCGGCTGTCGCTTCGCTCGGCTACTCCGCAGTGCACCGTGATGGTGGAACTGAGGCCACGGCGATCGTGGAAGGGCTGAAATCACTCTCCACCACTTTTGACCATTTTTTTAAGGTGTCGCCATGACCGATCCAATCCAAGAAGTAAAAGCCACGCTCGAAACCCAGCTGAAGGAAGGTTTCACTGGCTTGCAGAAAAAGTACGACGCTGTCGCCGATGAGCTGCAAAAAGGCAACACCGTCACCGGCGAGATGAAATCGCAGATCGAAAAGCAGAAAGGCGAGATCGAGCGTGTCATCGAGCAGGTCCAGAAGCTGGAAGAGAAGGGCATCAAGCTTCGCAGCCAGCCGGGCGAAGCCAAAAGCTTCATCGACCTGGTGAAAAATGACGAGGCCTACAAATCGTTGCAGGCGAAGAGCGTTTCCCTGGCCGATATCGAAGTGACCAAATCCGACATGGCCAGCATGAAGGAAATGAAGGTCACCAGCGCTGGCATCGTTGCCCCGAACTATGACCCGGTCATTCAGCCAGGCATTCGCCAGGAGCTGCGGATCCGCGACCTGCTCACCACCATTCCGGTGACCGGGCAGAACTACACCTACTTCAAAGAAAACCTACACACTCGCGGCGCGGCGCCGGTGGCTGAGGGAGCTCTGAAGCCCACCAGCAACGTGACATTCACCAACGCAACTGATCGCGTGAAGAAAATCGCGGTATGGATGCCGGTGACGGATGAGGCTTTGGATGACGTGCCCCAACTGCTGGCATATCTCCAAGAGTTGCTGCGCTACGACCTCAAGCTCGAGGAAGAGCGGCAGATCCTGAAGGGCGATGGCACCGGCGAAAACCTGAACGGACTGATGACCCAAGCCACGGTCTATGACACCACCCTGACCAAAGCGGGTGACACCGCTATCGACCTTGTTCGTCGAGCGATCTACCAGGTTCGCAAGCAGTCGATGCTGTCGGCTGACGGCATCGTGATGACTGAGCTCGATTGGATGAACATCGAGCTGGAGAAGGATGGCGAGAATCGCTACCTCTTCGCGAACCTGCAAGGCCTGGTCACACCAGTCCTCTGGGGGCGCCCGGTCGTCACCTCCGACAGTGTCGATGAGGGCGATGCCGTCACGGGTGGCGAGTTCCTGGTCGCGAACTTTGCCCGCTCGTCCGTGCTGTTCGATCGCATGTCGTTCCTGTTCAAGATGGGCCTGATCAATGATCAGTTCATTAAGAACGAGCGCGCGCTGCTGGTTGAAGAGCGCCTTGGCCTTGGCGTGCGTCGCCGCGAAGGTCTGGTCAAGGGCAACTTCCCGGTCGCTCCGTAACCACCCCACCCCTAGAGGCCGGCACATCGCCGGCCTCGTTGTTCCAGGAGGCAATATGAAGATCAAAGCTCTGTGGGGTTTCGTTGGCAATGCCGAGTTACTGGGCGCCGAGTCATCCCATGTGAAACGCGGCCAGGAGTTCGAGAAGGCCGACGATGAATATGCTCATACGCTGCTCGGTAAAGGCCTGGTGGTGGAAATCGGCGCGGATGGCAAGCCGAAGGTGGTGAAGCCCAAGGAAGCCAAGCCAGCGGCGGCAAAAGAGGCCAAATAGATGATCGACCTGGCACGCGTGAAGCTTCACCTGCGGGTGGACGGCGACGAGGAGGACGCGCTCATTGCCGGTTACTTCGAGGCTGCCAAGTCCCACGTGGCAATGCACTGTGACCGGGAGCTGGTGGAAACAACGCCGATCGGCCCCGAACAGATGGGGTTCACTCCTGACATTGAGCAGGCAGTGCTGCTGCTGGTTGGGCACTGGTACGCCAACCGCGAGGCCGTAGTCACTGGCACCATCTCAACAGCCATTCCACTGGCTGTTGACCGACTTCTCTGGCCCAGGAAGCGCTTCTGATGAGAGCAGGCCCAATGGATCACCGGTGTGCAATGCAAAAACCGGTGAGAGTGAAAAATCCCACCGGCGGCTTCAGCGTTACCTGGGTTGAGATCGGCAGGCTGTGGGCGGAGATAACGCTGCCCACAGGGCGAACGGCTCCGGTCGCTGAACAGTTGACCGCTGTTGTCACGGCTGAGATCCGAATCCGCCCCCGAGCGGACGCCGTAGCAGGCAACCGGTTGGTGGAGACCTTCAAAGGCATTTCCACCACCTACCTGATCGAGGCTGCCTTGCTCAACAACGAGCGCGACATGCTTCGACTGTTGTGTTCGAACGTTCCCAATCCGTAGAGGTGATTTATGAAAGTGATTGCCCTGGGCAATTTGTCTGGTGCCGTTGGCGATCGAGCCAAAGGCGAAGAGTTCAGCGTTGACGTAAAAACCGGTAACGACCTGATCGCGCGCGGGCTTGCCCGTCAGGTCGAGACATCGCTGCCAGTCGCCGAAAAACCGGCCAAGGCCAAGGAGTAAGCCATGGCTGCCCGCCGGTCGCGCATGTCTGGCGACTTCAAGTTGCGCAGGACGTTGCGCAACATCCACGCCACGATGGATAACGAACTGGTCGGGGTAATGCGCGAAGGTGCCGACCGAATTCTAGCGACGATGAGGCAACTCATCCCGAAGGACACGGGCGCCGCAGCTTCTGCGTTGAGGGTGTTCGTTTCCAAGAGCGGCTTGAACGCCGAGATTGGAATCCGGGGTAAGCGCGACACTCAGCGGTTCTTCTACCTCCGCTTCCTGGAGTACGGGACGAAGGGATACAGCGGCACGCTCTACCGGCGCGCAGACCGAAACGCGGTGGGCGGTGAACACACCGTCAATCGTGACAAGTCCAAGCTGTCCGGCCGCCGTAACGCGCTGCGCGCCAGAGACACGAAAAACAAGTCCGACGGGGCCACGTTCTACGGGAAGTACCCGGATATTCCAGCCCGCCCGGCTCATCCCTGGTTGCGCCCGGCCAAAGATGTCAATCGTGAGTTCGTGCTGGCCAACATCCGCGCCGCGGTGGCCCGGACGCTGCGTAAAGCCAGCATGGGGGCAAGCGATGAGTGATCCGTCTGTTGCGCTTCAGGAAGCGCTTTTCGCGAGGCTCGAAGCCGAGGTTTCGTGTCCAGTCTATGACGGTGCGCCCATGGACACGGAAATGCCATATGTCTCGATCGATCGAGAAATTTCAACCAACACTTCCCCGATTGCTGGCCGCAAGCGCGAGCAGCGGCTGATTTATCTGTCGGTCTGGTCCGATGCTCATGGCCAGGCAGAGGTGAAGCGGATCCTCGGCGAGGTCATCGTAGCCCTGGACGAGCGCCCCCTGCCTCTGGCTATCGGCCGGGCGGTGTCGGTCCGGGTCGAGCAAGCGGAAGCACAGCGCGATGCCGACGGAGTCACGTATCAAGGGTCGATCACCGTCCGCGTCATAACCACACACTAACCCCAACCCCGGCCGCCCCGCGGCTTTATCCAATGTGCCTTTGGAGGAACCCCCATGGCCGAAGACAACCTCAACACAGCCGCCGGCTGCCGATTCTCGCTGGGCACCAAGTCCGGCGCAGACACGGAAACCGAGTACAAGGCTGACACCTATGTCGAAGTGGGCGAGATCGAAGACCTCGGCGAGTTCGGTGACACCTTCAGTTCGGTGACCTTCACCTCCTTGGCCGATGGCCGGGTGCGTAAGTACAAGGGCACCGCGGACGCCGGCGACATGACCCTGACTGTCGGCCTGGACAACGGCGACGCGGGCCAGGCCTCGCTCAAGGTCGCGCACAAAGACCGTAGCAAAGGTGACTACAACATCAAGATCACGCTGAACGATGGTGATCCTGATGCAACGCCTGCCATTTTGCCGACCACCTTCTACATGCGCGGCAAGGTCATGAACAACACCGTGGCCGCCGGCGCCGCTGACAACGTGGTTCGCCGCAACGTCACGATCGGCATCAACTCCGACATCCTGGAAATCCTCCCGGCCGCCGTAGCGCCGTAACCTGAGGGGCTTCGGCCCCGATTAACAAGGATCTGATGAATGAGCAAGACACTGTTCGGTACCGTCGAAGTCGTTCTGATGGACGAAACCTATACTCTCCAGCCGACACTCGCCGCGGTGCGCGCGATCGAGGCGCATTTTGGCGGACTGCGCGGGGCTTCCCAGGCCATCAACGCCCTCAGCGTCGACGGCTGCGCGGTGATCATCGCCGCGGGCGCAGGCCTGAAAGGGAAGACTGCCGAGGCTGTGGCTGAGCAGGTCTGGCAGCAGGGCGTGCTGGAAGTATCTGTTGCCCTGAACGCTTACTTGGTGGCGCTGTACAACCCGCGAGGCCCAGATTCGGGAAAGGCGAAGCCGGCGGCGGCGTAAGTGCTGTCGAGGACGGCAGCTACGTCGACCGGCTCTTTGCGGTAGCCACTGGCTGGCTGGGTTGGTCGCCCGACCTGGCCTGGGCTACACCGATGCCCGAGTTATTTCTGGCCATGGACGCCAGGCTCGAATGGACTCAGATGACCAATCCCTTCGGCGGAAAAGCTGGCCCGGGCAAGGAAAAGCCGAAGCCATCCACTGTTGCTGCGAAGCTTCGCCAGGCGCTTACAGGGCGGAAGGCTGCGTGATCGTTGGTTCGTTGGTAGCTACCTTGCTACCCTCTCTGACTTAAGTCATGGGAGGGCAACAATGAGAAAATTACTTGTAACGGCCGTAACGATATTGATGCTGGCCAGTCAAGCTCAAGCTGCAGAGGACAAAGCTGGGCCACTTGAGTCTGAAATGGGCGGACAGGTTTATCTATGCGGGCTCAATGCTCAGTTGGCCGATGGCGCTACGGGGACAACCAAAAAGGCTTATCTCGAGAAATCGCGTAAGTGCGCCACCGATAGTCGCGAAAAAATCAAAGCCATGGTCAAGGCCGAGTATTTGAAGTATCCCGAAGGGGACGCCGTAAGGGCCAGGATTAAAGCGCTTTACTCTGCTTACCTAACGTACATGGATGCCGCGTTGTGGGGTAAAGACTTGATCGACAGCAAGGAAGCCTTGGCTTTCAAGGATAGAGTTAGCGAGTATCGCGCAGAAATAGAACTCCGATAAGCGCGAAAAAATTCACGAGCCCGCCATGAAGCATGAGCGGGTTTTTTATTGACTGGAGAAAAGCATGGCCGATACCGACGTTCAGGGGATGCTGGTTCGCATTGAGGCGACCACTGCGCAACTGCGGCAGGAAATGGCCCGCGCAGACTCCAGCGTTGCCCAGGCGTCAGGGAAAATCGACAAGAGCCTCGGGCGTGTCGATGAGGCGTTTGATCGGGCAGGTGACCGTGCCGGTGACGCTGCCGGCCTCATCAAAAGCGCTCTAGCTGGAGCCATAGGCGCCGCATCTATCGGGAAAATCATCGAGACCGCCGACACCTATGGACAGATGTCAGAACGGATTGGGATGGCAACCAAGAGCGTGGCCGAGTACGACCTGGTCCAGCAGCGGCTACTGGAAACGGCCCAGCGGACTTATCGGCCGCTGAATGAGGCTCAAGAACTGTACATCCGTACTTCTGCAAGTTTGAAGTCAATGGGGTACAACACCGGCCAAGCGCTGGATGTTATGGACAGCTTCAGCTTTTTGCTGGTGACAAACGCGGCGTCAGCAGAAAAGGCCAAGTCGGCAATTGATGCGTATTCGAAGTCGCTACAAATTGGAAAGGTCGAAGCCGGTGAATGGCAATCGATCCTTGCTGCAATGCCTAGCGTCGTGGACACCATCGCCAAGGCTACAGGCAAGACCGCAGAGGAGATTCGAAGTCTTGGCGCGCAAGGAAAGCTGAGCCTGGAAGTTCTGACCGATGGCTTGCAGAAGACAGCCGCGGCAAACGGTTTGCTGGCCGACGGCATGACCACGGCCGTGCGGGACGCGATACAAGGTTTGTCGAACTCATTCTCCGTTTACATTGGCCGTCTGAATGAAACCACCGACTTTACCGGGACATTGGTAACGGGGATCAAGTCGCTCAGCGACAATTTCGGCACGCTCGTCGAAATTGTTGGCGTGGCAGTGGTTGGTGCCTTGGCCGCTTACGCCCGGGGTCTGGTCGCCTCGACTGCCGCGTCAGTTCTGGCCACCAAGGCTGCTATTGAGGACGCTCTGGCCCGCCGCGCCCAGGCAGCTTCCGTTCTGCTAGCCGCCCAGGCTGATCAGAGGAAGGCTCAGACCGCTGTATTCTTGGCAGAGAAGGAGGCACAAGCAGCGCGCGGCACAGCTGTTCAAACTCAGATGTCGCTCCAGCTTGCTGAGGCACGGATGGTGGAGGCTCGCGCCACGAATGCCGTGTCTGCGGCTCAGGCCGCTATTGTGAGTCCGGCCAGGACAATCCTAGGGATTCTGGGTGGGCCGACCGGCATCGCAATGCTGGCGGTTGGCGCCGCTACAGCTTTTTTGACACTTCGGGATAACACCGGCTTCCTTGAAAAGAAGCTGGGCGATTTGAACGATCCTCTGGAAAAACTGATTGAGCGCTTCAGCAAGCTGAATCGCGCCGCGCAATCTGTAACCCTTCGTGAGTTGAGAGGGGAAATAGAGGACGCCGAGAAGGAGCTTTCAACTGCCGCTGGGTCGATAGCTTTCGAGTTCCAGGCCGCCCTTACCAACGCCGGCCTGGCGGGATCATCTGGTTTCATGGCCGGCCTGGCACCGCTACCAGCTGAATTTCAGGCCGCGGTGGATTTGGTTTCAAAAGCATCTGCCGACCAGTCGAAAGGAATGGTCGTTGACTGGAAAGATGTTGTAGATCAAATCAGGAAGGTCCCTGGTATCACATCGGAGGTAGCTGACTCCTTAGAGAAAAGCGGCGCTTCAGCCTCTGATAATGCAACGATCCTAGCGAAGCTGAGAGATACCCTCTCCGAGTTGACAGGCGAGACAGATGCCAACACCGCCGCAAGGGGTAGGAACAACGCTGCAATTGCTGCCGCTACAGAGGTCGGTCAAAAGTATCTTGACCAACTCCTGAAGGATCTTGGTAGCGCCAAAGACAAAACCGCGCTGGAGGCGGCGAATCGATTTATTGCTGAGAACACCAAGCTCACGGAAGGGATGATCGTTGCGATCCGGTCGGCCGCTGCTGCCAAGGACTCCCAAAAAGAAGTCGATGATGCCGCAGCCAAGGCGGCAAAAAAGAACACCAGCGAAGCGGAGTCGGCGGCCAAGCAGCAGCTCAAAGCGTTTGAGTCGGCGGAGGAGAGCTACAGGCGACAGATCGAACTGATCAACACCACCGGCGACAAGCAGAAGGACGCGACCGAGGTTCAAAAGCTGTCGTTCGAGCTGCAGGAAGGAAAGCTCGGGAAGTTGTCCGAAGCCCAAAAGAAACGGCTGGCGGCCATGGCCGCCGAGCTGGACGCGCTGAACAAGATCAAAAAGGCCAACGAAGACGACCTGAAGCTGGCGGCATTCAAGGAGGCCCAGGCCACTAGCACTCGGACCACTCGGGACGGATTCGACCAGGAGCTGGCCGGCATCGGCATGGGCGATAAGGCCCGAGACCGCATGCGGGCGGACCTGGCCCTGCGCCAGAAGTATGCCGCTGACCTGGCGAGCCTGAACGAGCAGCGCAACACTGGGCAGATCGAGCCTGAGCTGTACGCCAAAGAGACGACCGTCCTACAGGACGAATTGGCGAAACGCCTTTACGCCCAGCAGGATTACTACACCCGGCTCGACGAGTACGAGTCGAACTGGATGAATGGTGTCAACGAAGCCTGGGCCAACTTCGCCGACGCGGCCCAAAACTATTCGCAGATGGCTGCGGACATGACGTCGACGGCGCTGGGAAGCGCTAGCAGCAGTGTTGGTGGGTTCTTTTCCGACATCGTCACCGGCGCCGAGGATGCGGATGATGCCCTGGGCAACATGGTATCCGGCTTCGCGAAGTCCATGGTCAATGCGCTGTCCGATATGGCGGCGCAGTGGCTGGTTTATCAAGCCGTGCAGATGCTGGTGGGCAAGACCACCCAGACCACGGCCGGTCTTGGGATGATTGCGAACGCCCAGGCCACGTCGGCCCAGGCCGCTCTTGCGGCTTACGCCTCGACTGCTGCCATCCCCATCGTCGGGCCAGCGCTGGCGCCAGGTGCTGCATTGACAGCCGCCTCAGCCACGGCACCGATGGTCGCCACGGTGGCCAGTGCTGCAATGGCGGGCGTCGGCTTCATGGATGGCGGGTATACCGGTCACGGGCGCCGCGACGAGATCGCCGGCCCGGTTCACCGTGGTGAGTACGTTTTCGATGCGGAGGCCACGGCCAGGATCGGCGTCGGCACGCTTGAAGCGTTGAGCAACGGCAAGGCGGCCATGGTCGGCCAGTCCAGTTCGGGCAGCGCAAGCAGCGCACCGGCCGCCGGCCCGGCGCCGATCATCTTCAACGCACCGGTTACCGTTCAGGCTCAGCCAGGCATGAGCAATCAGGAGGCGCAGTCACAGGGAGACTCAATTGGCGCTGCGCTTGAGGCTCGAATGGGCCAATTTCTTGATCGCGAGATGCGCCAGGGTGGGCGACTTTGGAAAAGGTGACCAATGGAAACGTTTAACTACGATGTCGAGCTGGGCGCAGATGGCGACGTTACCCAGGCCACATGGGAAAACGAGTTCGGGGATGGCTATGTCCAGGCCGGCGGAATAGGCATCAACACCAAGCGCCAGGTCTGGAACCTCACGAAGTCTGGCGCGCTTGAAGAGGGGGATGAGCTTGCGTTGGTGTGGTCGTTCCTTGATCGCCATGAAGGCTACAAATCGTTTCTCTGGACGCCGCCAGGTGGAGTGATGGGGCGCTACCGTTGCACCGGGTATAAGCCCAGAACGGTCGGCGTGAACCTCTTCACGCTGTCTTTCATCTTCAAACAGGTTTACACACCCTGATTGCTGTCCACCACCAACCCCGCCCAGTGCGGGGCTTGTTGTTTCTGGAGCCCCATGAATTACAACGCTGATATTCAAAAGCTCGAGCCGGGAAACCAAATCCGGCTGTTCGAGCTCGATGCCACGCGACTGGGCGCCAACTTGTGGCGATTCCACGGCCACGCCCAGGAGGGCGACATCATCTGGCAGGGCCAGCTGTATTCCCCACTCCAGATCACTGCGAAGGGATTCGACATCCGCGGCGATGGCCGGCCGGCCTCCCCAACCCTGCAAATCGCCAACGAGCTGGGCGGTGTGCGCGGCGCGCTCACGGCGCTTTGCTTGCAGTTCCGCGACCTGGCGGGCGCCAAGGTCACCGTGATTGAAACGTTCCGGCACTACCTGGACGCGGCGAACTTCCCTGACGGTAACCCCACGGCCAGCAACCAGAGCCGGCGAAACCTCTGGTACATCGAGCAGAAGACGGAAGAGTCGTTCGACTCGCTGACCTTCTCGATGTCCAGCCCCACGGACATGGAAGGGCAGATGCTGCCCAGCCAGCAGATCACCAAGCTGTGCCGCTGGGCGTGTCGTGGCGGTTATCGCGGCGAGGCATGTGCCTACACCGGCACCACCATGTTCACCAAAAAGAATGAGCCCACCGACAACCCAGCCCTGGACCAGTGCGGCGGGTGGTGGAGTAGCTGCAAGTTGCGCGGCAACACGCGCCGGTTCGGCGGCTCCATGGGCGCAAGCCTGATCGCAAGTTCGAGGTAACCCATGCGCATCAACCAGAAATTGCAGGACGAGATCCGCGCCCACGCCGCGCGAGCCTATCCGGCCGAGGCGTGCGGCCTGCTGGTGAAGACTGAAGCGGGGCGCCAATACGTGCCGTGCGCCAACCGGGCGAAGTCGGAGCGGGAGAACTTCCAGATCGACGAGCGCAACCAGGCGGCGGCCGAGGACCTGGGCGAAGTGCTGGCGATCATCCACAGCCACCCAGACAAAGCGCCGACGCCGAGCATGGCCGACCGCGTGAGCTGTGAGCTGCACGAGTTGCCCTGGGGGATTGTGGGTTGGCCGGGCGGCGAGTTTGCTTGGTTCAAGCCAACGGGCTTCCAGGCGCCTCTGCTGGGCCGGGATTTCTCCCATGGTCTGCTGGACTGTTGGGGCGCCTGTCGTGACTGGTACGCCCGCGAGGCCGCCTTGCTGCTGCCGAACTTCGAACGCCAGGACCTGTGGTGGGAAGACGAGACCGGCCCGAGCCTGTACGAGGACAACTTCAAAGCCACCGGCTTCTACCAGGTCGAGACAGCGCAGCGCGGCGATATGTTGGTGCTCCAGGTGCCGACCCCGGGGCGGCCGTGCTTCCATCCGAACCACGCGGCGATCTACCTAGGCGATGACCCATCGCTGCGCAGCGAGCCAGCTCCAGCCCTGGGCGGCTCCGGTCCATTCATCTACCACCACATGCCCGGGCGCCTGGCCAGTCGCGAGGTATACGGCTGGTCCATGGCCAACCGGGTGAAGTTGATCCTGCGCCACAAGGACTACCATCCATGACGATGACGACCATCAAGCTTGGCGGCGTGCTGGGCAAGCGCTTCGGCCGCCAGTACCGGTTGGACCTGCACGGTTTCCGGGATGCGATGAACGCCCTGTGTGTGATGAAGCCTGGCTTCGAGAAGTTTCTGCGCACCGCCGAGGAGCGGGGCCTGGTGTTCGCCGTGTTTATCGACGAACGCAACATCGGCGAGCAAGAGCTGGACCTTAGAGGTGCTGGTGCCGAAGTCATCCGGATCATGCCCATCATCCAGGGCAGCAAGTCGGCGGGCATCTTCCAGACGATTCTGGGCGTGGCGCTGATCGTAGCCGGCCTTTTCACTGGCGGCACGACCACCGGCCTTGGCATGGGCTTGCTCGTGGCCGGCGCCGGCGTCGCGCTGGGCGGCGTGGTGCAGATGCTGTCACCAACCACGAAGGCCAACACGGCCGACAAGAACGAAGACGGCAACAACCCCAGCTACGGCTTTGGCTCGGCGGTGACCACCATTGCCCAGGGCAACCCCTACCCGCTGCTCTATGGGGAGCGGGAGATCGGCGGCGCCGTGGAGTCAGGGGGGATCAACACCCAGGACAACATCTGATTTTTTGGAAACACCCAACCCGCTTCGGCGGGTTTTTGCATTTTTGGAGGAGCGCATGGGCGCAGTTGCGAGAAAGACCGGGGCTGTCAAAGGGGCAAAGGGCGGCCAGTCAAAACCGAAGCAGCCGAGCATTGCGTCGAACAGCGTTCCGTCCCTGGCCACGGCCAGGTTGGTGTACATCTGGAGCTGGGGTCCCATCGTTGGCCCGGTTGATGGTCTGCGCTCAGTGCGGCTCGACGGCACGCCGATTCAGGCCCAGGACGGCACGATCAACTATCCAGGCGTGAAATGGCAGTTCCGTTCCGGCGAGCTGAATCAGGAGCGCCTGGCGGGCGTCACCGAGTCGAGCAACGAAATTGCCGTTGGCCAGGAGTTGCGCACCACCACCCCGTGGCTGCACAGCATCAACAACGCCATGATCGATGCGGCGCGGGTGCGCCTCAGTTGGCCCACGCTGCAAAGCCAGGACGCCAGCGGCAATATCAACGGCGTCCGGATTGAATACGCCGTGGATGTCTCGACTGATAACGGTCCCTACGTCACGGTGCTGACGTCGTTTGTCGACCGCAAGAACGTCACCAAGTACGAGCGATCCCACCGGATCGAGCTGCCCGACGGGGGCCAATGGACTTTGCGCGCCCGGCGCCTGACGCCGGAGGCCAACAGCTCTCTGGTGCAGGACAGCATGTTCGTCGAGGCGGTGGCCGAGTTGGTCGACAGCGATCAGGAGTACCCACTGACGTCGGTTGGCTGCATCGAGTACGACGCCCAGCAGTTCGGGGGCGATATCGCCAAGATCGCGGTGCTGATGCGCGGCCGCATCGTGCGTGTGCCGACCAACTACAACCCGGAGACCCGGACCTACGCCACAGCTGGCGCTGGTACCAGTGGTGGGATCTGGGACGGCACCTTCAAGGAGGCCTACACCAATAACCCTGCCTGGGTTTTCTATGACCTCGTGCTGCACCCGTACTACGGTTTAGGCGAGCGCATCGACGCGACCATGGTGGACCGGTGGTCCCTATATCGGATCGCGCAGTATTGCGACCAGATGGTGCCGGACGGCAAGGGCGGCCAGGAGCCGCGTTTCACCTGCAACCTGTATTTCCAGAAGCAGGCTGAGGCCTATGCCGTGCTCCAGGACCTGGCCTCGATCTTCCACGGGATGGCCTACTGGGACGGTAGCCAGATCGTCGTCAATGCCGATATGCCTGGCGACCCGGCGTTCAGCTACAGCCCCTCGCAGATCCTCAACAATGGCGCCATCAAGTACGACGGCACCCGCTGGCGCGACCGTCACACCGCCGCGATGGTGGCCTGGGACAACCCGGCCCAGGGCTACGAGACCGACAAGGAGCCGGTGTTCGATAATGAGGCGCTGAGCGAGCTTGGCTCCGTGCGTGAGCTGAGCGTCGAGGCGTTCGGCTGCACCTCCCTGGGCCAGGCCCAGCGCGCCGGCCAGTGGGCGCTGGTGACTGAGCAGTTGCAAACCCGGGGCGCTACGTTCCGGGTTGGCCTGGACGGCGGCATTCCAAAGCCCGGCCAGATCATTGCCGTGGGCGATCCAATGCTTGCCGGCCGGGCGAATGGTGGGCGAGTCTCGTCGGTCGCTGGCAAGGTCGTGACGCTCGACCGTGACGTTGTCATCCCGACCGGTGCGCGCCTCTACCTCAACCTGCCCAGCGGCAAGTCAGAGGCCAGGGTCATCAGCTCGGTGGCAGGCCGGTCCGTCACCGTGGCTGCGAACTACAGCGAGGTGCCCGAGCCTGAATGTGGCTGGGTAATCGACTTCGACGACCTGAAGGTCATGCAGTTCTACGTGCGCAACGTCACCCGGCCTGAGTGGCACCAGTACCAACTGGAGGTGATCCAGCACGAGCCGAGCAAATTCGACTTCATCGACAACGGCGCCGTGGTTGATCCTCGGCCGATCAGCGGCATCCCGATCGGCACACAGGACGCACCGGCCCGGGTGCTGATCAGCCAGCATGTAGTCATAGAGCAGGGCATCGCCGTCACGGCCATGACCATCGCCTGGGATGCGGCGCCTGGCGCCGTGGGTTATGACGTCGAATGGCGATGGGGCGCCCGGGAATGGATCAAGGTTCCGCGCACGGGCGAATTGTTGGTGGACGTCCGCGGCATTTACTCCGGCCAGTACTTGGCCCGGGTGCGCGCGGTCAGTGCCATGAACGTCTCGTCGATCCCAGCCACGTCGGTGCTGACCGACCTGGAGGGGAAGACCGGCCTGCCGCCGGCGGTTACCCACCTGACAGCCACCAGCCTTGTCTATGGCATCAGGCTTGACTGGGGCTTCCCGCCGGGGGCTGAGGACGCCCAGCGCACGGAGATCTGGTACAGCCAAACGACGGCCCAGGAGAACGCCACAAAGCTGGGCGACTTTGCCTACCCGCAAGCCAGGACCGAGATGCAGAACATCCTGGCGGGGGCAACGTTCTTTTTCTGGGCTCGCCTGGTGGATCGCACCGGGAACATAGGCCCGTGGTACCCAGTCGGCAATGGTGTGTTGGGCCAGGCCAGCTCCGACCAGTCTGAATATGAGGATTACTTTGCCGGGAAAATTGGTGACTCCGCCCTGGGCGAACACCTGGGTGACCGCATTGACCTTATCGACGGTCCTGCCGATCTGCCTGGATCGGTCAATAACCGCATCCAGGTGGTGTCTGGCGAGGTGGATGCGATTTCAGAAAAGGTAGACGGTGTTTTTGCCATAGTGAGTCCGCCAATGGCGGGAGATACCGAGGGCTTTGCCGGTACGATCGAGGCGATGGTCGGCGTCTGGTCGCTTCAGTCTGCAATCATCGAAGACGGCATCGCCACCGGTAAACGGATCGATACCGTGCAAGTTGAGCTGAACGATAACAGCGCGGTCATTCAGCAGGTCAGCCAGGCGCAAGTCGACTTGGACGGCAAGGCTTCGGCTATGTGGTCGGTGAAAATGCAGGTCGACGCCAACGGGCGCTATGTTGCGGCAGGGATCGGCCTCGGCATCGAGAACGGCCCGGCCGGACTGCAAAGCCAGTTCCTGGTGAACGTCGACCGGTTTGCCGTGGTGAATGGTTTGGGAGGCTCGGATATCGCTGTCCCTTTCATCGTTCAGAACGGGCAGACCTTTATCAGCTCGGCGTTCATCCAGGACGGCAGCATCACGATGCTGAAAATCGGGCAGTACCTGCAATCGGACAACTATGTTGCCGGCGTGCAGGGCTGGCGTCTGGATAAGGCCGGAAACTTGGAGTTTAACAGCCCAGCCCCGGGCGGCGGCAGGCTGAGCATGACGAACCGCGCGATCAAGGTATACGACCAGAACGGTGTGAAACGTGTGCAACTGGGGGATTTGACCGCATGAGTTTCGGGTTAAACGTATGGAATGGAAGTGGAGCGCTCACGTTGGATATGGGCGACTTCACATTGCAAAAACTTGCGGTAATGACCTTGCCAGCAAAGTCATCGTCTGGAAGTGGAGTTCGTAGTGACTACATTTTAATGGACGTGCCAGGCTACGATCCTTCCACATGTTTCGTTACGATAACCCCTCGATACTACAACACGGGCTCGCAATTCGGGAGATCTGTAATTCCAACTTATCGCGATTTGGGTGGGACGCAGATCGCGATAATAACTTATGTTAACTACCGTATGCCAAACGGAACGGGAGGTTGGATAGATCAATGGGTAGAAAGCACAGTGGAGTGTGTCATAGAGGTCGTGAGGGTGATTTAAATGGCTGATTTTGGTTTGTCTGTTTTAAATGACTCGGGATCAATAATAATTTCTAGCGAGTACAAAATCATGGTGTTCTCCGAAAGGGGCACATTTAAAATCACCTCTCGATATACTGACAGGGAAGGTGGCGGCTCTGTTACTTTTTCTAAGGTTATTAAAACGCAGGAGCCACCACAGGTTTTTGTTCGATATGTTTCAGGCGTTCATAATACTCTTGGGTTATTTACGATTTTGCTCGGCGGGCCAGGTAACTGGACTGGTTTCAGCGTTGTCTCCGCTGTTAGGGGGAACCCCAATCTTCAGGATTACAATATGGAGTATGTTTCATGTTTGTACTCCAATCTCAAAAGCACTTCATCTTATGGGTTGGAATTGTATGATGCTCAGGGGGATGTTATATACACCTCAAGCGACAACGTAGTCAAATATAGCAAATTTAGTAAGACTTGGTCGCTAACGCAAGGTGATAACGTTGATGTATATGATAGCGGTCTGACTATTGATGTGGATGACTTTGTTTCAATTTCCAGCGTCGATAGGGGGGTGAATTGGTTCACAAATTTCTCCCAATATGCTGGCGTAACACTTATAAGCAGTGGTGTGCGAATGCTGCGTATTCATAATCAGAAGCGGCCGGGCGACTGGTACTATCAGGGTACTAACAATACTCGGCTTTCCATACCCGTTTGTAAATTCCCTTCATCCAGATACTTCAATACCTGAAATAGTTAGTAATAACGATGCCCTGGTATAAAACTGGGACGGGCTCCGTCTTCCAAAATTCCAATGCCATGGTCGGCTTAAATAGGTAAGTCTCATGTCTAAACAAACAATTAATCTCGGCACGCCTCCAACAGGCGTTGGTGGTGATACACCAAGAAGCGCCTTCACAAAAACTCAGACAAACTTTGATGAGATTTATGCTTTTCTCGGCGCAGCCGGCTCGCCGGCCGCTCTTCCCCCAGCACTCCCCATTGCGAAAGGCGGGACAGGAAGCACTACTGCGCACGGTCTGGGCCAAGCAACGTCGATACCCATATCAATTGGTGACCTAGACTCCTCCACCCTGTTGACTGGCATGTACAGTGTAGTTACCGCATCGGGAGGCACAAGAGGGCTGCCTTATGGCACCTATAATCTTTGGGTTAACCGGTTTAACAGTTCAACTCTCGCGGGGCAAATTGCAATAAATGTGACAACTGGCACTATGTATGTTCGCCATTCTCAATCTGTTTCTTTCGTAGACACAAGCAGCATAGGCGTGGGCCAGTTGTGGACTGATCTTACGTCCAGCCGTTCGATCGGAACCACTTACACCAACACAACCGGGCGTCCGATCCAACTTGCGGGCGTGGCTGGTCCTGCTTCGGGATCAGCTACTACCGTTATCGTGACGGTTGGCTCGATGGCGGTGTACGGCAACTACTCTGGGGCCGCCGGCAATTATTTGGCGTTCCCTATGGTCATCATTCCCCCCGGATCGACATATAGTGTAGCGGCGGCTAACGGCACTGCTGTTTTGGTTAATTGGAGAGAACTAAGATGATGAAATATTTCAAGAGCCCGGACGGCGAAGTCTATGCTTACGAGGCTGATGGTTCTCAAGACGAGTGGATCCTGACGAACCTCGTTCCCATGACAGAATCAGAAGTTGAGGCACATCTAAATCCACCCCGAGACGTACTGGCTGATCAGTCGGCCAAGCTTCGGGGTTTTGTCCAGCTTGCCGCTGAGCAAAAGTTGGCCCTTACAAGCAGAATTAGCACGCTCAACGATGCTATTGATTTGGAAATGGCAACGCCAGAGGAGCTGGAAGAGCTTCCAGTCCGTACCGACCAGTTAAAGCAATGGAAAACGTATGCCGTCCTTCTTGGTCGTGTTACCGGGCAACCTGGGTGGCCTCCCGAGGTTGAATGGCCGACGCAACCAACGACCGGAATTGACCTGTCCGTTTCTGTCACAAGCCCTGAAGCCGCATAGCTGAAACTAACTGACGACAGCCCGCCATCGAGCGGGATTTTTTTTGCCTGGAGAAAAGTTATGACCGCAACTGAGAAGGATCGCGACATCCTGGCGCGTACGCTGTACGGAGAAGCCAGGGGCGAAGGTTTCGCCGGCCAAGTAGCCGTGGCCTGCGTCATCCGCAACCGAGTGAACGACGGCAAGGACAAGTCCTGGTGGGGCGAGGGCTACGCCGGCGTCTGCCTGAAGCCATACCAGTTCAGCTGCTGGAACAAGAACGACCCCAACTATCCCTACCTGAGCGGGGCCAAGCCGATCCCGCCGAAACAGTTCGCCCAGGCCCAGCGGGCGGCCGACCTGGTGATCTCCGGCGCTGAGCCCGACATCACCAAGGGCGCCACCCACTACTACGCCACGACCATGCCGAAGGCGCCGGCCTGGGCCAAGGATGCGACCCAGACCTTCCGCCTCGGCAACCACATCTTCTTCAAGGACGTGCCATGAGCCCCGCCAGTCTGAAGCTGCTGATCGCCGGCATGGCCGTGGCGTTGATCCTGGCCATGAGCGCTACGTGGAAGGTGCAGGACTGGCGGTATAGCGGTCAGCTCGCCGATCAGGCCAATGCGCATCTATCCGACCTGGCGAAGATCGGCAGCGCGGCCGCGGACCAGGTTCAGGCAGAGCAACGCAAGCGTCTGGCCCTGGAACAGCAACTGACCAGCAGTGACCAAACCCACCACCGAGCACTCACCGATGCCCAACGTAATCAAGATCGCCTGCGCGATCGCCTCGCTACTGCTGATGTCCGGCTGTCAGTCCTCCTCGCCGAGGATCCTGCCAGTTGCAACGCAGTGCCTCCCGCCGCCGGCGCCGTCGGCGTGGTTCATGGAGCCCGTCGAGCCCAACTTGACCCAGCGCATGCTCAACGAATTATCGCCATCACCGACGAAGGGGACAGGGGGCTGATCGCGCTGAAGGCGTGCCAGGCGTATGTCAGGGCGCTGAATCAGCGATAGGGCGGATCAGTTCAGGGCCCTGATTGCGCACGTTGCCGACGGCGCGGTCCACCTTGAACCACTCGAAGACCTCCGCCGGCTCACCCTGCTGCAGGACTATTTGCTCAGCCCGCTCCTTGGGCGTGGCTGGGTCCAGCCATTCCCGGGCAAGCTCAGGCGTCAGCACCACGGGCCGTCGGTCGTGGATGTCTATCATGCCGCCCTCGCTGTCGGCGGTGATGATGACGAAGCCGTCGTGCTGGCCGGGCTCGTGGCCACCGGTTGGGAATTGGCCTATGGCGGCGCAGAATATCGGCGCCTGGTCCCGCCGGCGGATCAGGTAGGGCTGCTTCTTCGGTCCGGCCTCATCGACCCACTCAAACCAGTTGTTGATCGGAGTGATGGCGCGGTTCGGCCAGATCGACCGGTAGAAGGGGCCGTGGGCGACTTTCTCGACCCGGGCATTGATTGGTGCTGCCCGGTCTTTGGCCCAGGCCGGCCGCCAGCCCCAGGACACCATGTCGGCGTGCAGAACGTCGTCCTCCTGGTGAAAGAGGGCGAGCTGCTGCGACGGCGCACCGTTGTACCTCCCCAGCGGCATGTCTCCGGCGGAATTGACCAAGGCGTTTGGCATGCTCAAGGCCGCCACGAAGTCGTGAATGCCCGTGTATTGCGAGAGTCGCCCGCACATGACGCCTGCTCCTGTAGTCACCTTGGCTGGGTGCTCGTGAGTATGCTCTCTGGAAGCCTCTCACCCTCGCGAACCTTGAGCTGCCGGTACAGCTCGGCGACCAGCTGGTTATGCGCCATTTGATCGCCGTTCGATTTATTCATCAGTTCGACATATCGAAGATGCTCGGAATTCCACGCCCATTTCGCCTTCTCTAGCTCAGCCCGAAGCCTGGCGCACTCCTTAGCCTCGGTCGCGTGCATTTCCACCAGGCCAAAAATGTCCTGGCGCGCCTTACGTAACTGGGTGGTCAGTTCCTGCACCTCGTTCTCCAGCATTCGACAGGATTGTCTGTACATCTCCAGCGGTGTGGGGCAGCCAAGCCAATCGCTGGTGTCTTCAATTTCAAACGGGTCCATGACCATGCCTTGCTTTGTACTGTTTGGATATACAGTAATCGAGGCGACTCCATAGGGGCGATGATGAGACGACGAGCTGTAGGGTTTTGGGGGATGATCGGTCGGCAGGACGCCGGGGAGGGAGGTACCACTGTAGGAATATACAACGCTAAGTTATTGATTCTTATAGGATGGAAACGCTGTTTTTTCTAACGCTACGTGCAGGTGTTTTCCTTTAATTTTCATAGAGTTACACTCGATTCACGGTCACCTTGACATGGTGGGGGTCGTTGGTTCGAGTCCAATCGCGCCTACCAAACAAAATCCGCTCTGCTGGGCGGTCTAGAAGGGCTCACCGAAAGGTGGGCCCTTTTTTGTTGGCGTACACATAAGGACATGGTCATGCGGGTTGTCACTTCCGTAACTTTTCTTGCTTTAGCACTTGCTGGTTGCTCTGGAATACCTTCAGTTCCATACGAAGAGCCTGCTCAATCAGAGGGAGTGGCGCGTGTTCGCCTTATCACGAACTCTGATGTGTACGGAGATAGCGTCGTTGGCAGTTGTGCTCCTGCTACCCGGCATAAGATGGCTGAAGCCGGACGTTTCGGGCAGGACGGTACAGCGAGCATCAACTATCCGCAGTATCCCCTGAAGACGGCGAGCATTGGCATACCGAAAAGAGTTTGGCCCAGTCTTATCCAGTATGTCCCTGCAATTCGGATGGGAGAAGGGGCTTACAAAGAGGTCGTGACCGAGTATCGCGTCAGGACGGATTTGCCATTCCAGATTGCAA